ATGTAACACAGACGGGAATTATAATATTAATGGTTTATTATTTACATGTATATTATTTGGCCTAATATATTATTTACTATCAAAATCAGTTAAACAATTTAGTTAAACAATTTAGTTAAACAATTTAGTTAAACAATTTAGTTAAACAATTTAGTTAAACAATTTAGTTAAACAATTTAGTTAAACAATTTATTACATTTAATATCTTATAATTATTAAATGCAATTATATCTAAAAAAATAATCCTCGCTTCTTTTTAGTCTTTCGCGATTTATGTTGTTTGTTTCCTTTAAATGTATTTTTTAACGGTTTTTTATTTTTTTCATTTTTTTCATTTTTTTTGTCAAGTGGTCTATATCGTAAAAAATATTCTTCATATTCTGCGGAATTTTGTTTGTTTTTTAATTCTATAAATTTGTCAGATTTTTTTGCCCGCATTTCTTCAATTGTTTCTTGGTGTCCAATACAGTTAATATTGAAACGTTTTAATAAGCCCTTTTGAGATAATCTATTTTTTTCTTGTACCTTAAATAAATAAGTTGACATGCATAATATTCGTTCTTTATCATAATATGGTCGATTTACATATAAAAATGCCAAATAAAAACTAAGCATTGTGTCGATTGTTGCAATGTTCACCGAATATCCAGATTCTTTAACAATATTATAACTATGACATGCTAATGGCTCATAAATAAATAACACCGTGTCATTGTTTACTTTAATTTCATAATTTGGGGCAATAATTTCCCCGATTCCTGGCCGTTTAATAATTTTAACATCCTTGACACCAATATCAGTTAAACGTTCTTTAACAATTTGAGCAGTAAGTAATGGTTCTTCCGATAAAACATCAAAATCTGGGATTTTTTCTAAATAGTGTCTTATCTTTGTAGGCATATATTTAGAATATAATGACATAGCATAACCTCCAAAAAATACAACTCCTTGGTCTATTAATGTATGTTGTATAGTATCATAAATTTGGTCAGACTGTTCTTTATTTGCCATTTTACGTTGAAATTTTGATGTGTCGCAATGTTGTCCAGTTAACGGATAGTGTTTATTTAATAATATTAATCTTTTTAATACCTTTTCCCATCTACTAACATCACCAGATGGCCTAGATAATTCTAAATACATTCCCATTCTAAGTAAATTGGGAGGTGCATAAAGTATTCCAGAAATTTTAATAGAGTCTACTTTAATTTCTTTAAATAATTCTTTGGGCATATAACTAATATCGGCAACTGGGATAAAATTCACAAATACCTTATACGTTCCATGGTGTTGTCCTGATTTTGCCTCAACTTCAATAAAACCATCTTTAACATACAAGTCAACTAATTCTTTGGCATCCTTTAACGCATTAAAACTATAAAAATCATAATCAGGAATTTCAATATCTTTGTTGTAAAACTGGTCTTGTTTTGGCAATATATTATTAATAGCAGTTCCACCATAACAAATTAATTTTTTATTCCTTAAAAAGGTTTCAACAACAGAAATTATTTTTTTAACTTCTTGTGAATTTGCTGTTCTTTTTCCTTGTTGTTCTTCTGCTTTATCAACTGCTTGACGCAGAATTGCTAACTCACAATCGCTAAATGTTAAGCCTTTACATATGTCGTTTTTTGGCATCTTATATATTAAACCTTTAAAATAAACCTTTACAACCTTTGAAAAGGTTGTGCCAAACCACCCCCTATGGGAGAAAATATATTTGTTAGTTACTATTGCATAACTAACAAATATTATACACGGGTAACAGGGGGTGTGCTTATTTAAAAATATAAATATATTTTATTCTAGATAGGACTTGAACCTATATATCCCAGTTAAACTGATAACTTTCCATTAAGTCACTAGAACATACAAACTTTTAAAATAAAATATTTTAAATCTTCAAGGGTATAAAACGCCCAAATTATGTTAAATTGAATTTAAAAGTTATTATCTTCTTCTTCTATGATACATTCATCATATTCATTAAATTGTCTTAATGCTGGGTCTATATCTATATCCATAAGAGGAACTATGTAATTAGAAATTGTTAATCCTTTATATACCTCATTATATAACTTAATACATATTTCATCATCTAAACATAACACTTTTGAACCTAAATAACGAAGTATTTCACTTAGTATAATTTTGTGTTTTTTATTTTCTTGCCAGTTTTTATTTGGATAATTTTTATTTAACAAAGTTATTACATTAGTAGCACAATGTTGATAAGCCATATATAATTTATTATGAAAAAATCTTTATATTGTTAATTATTATATTTATTTAGTATTATTGTAATGGGCATTCTAAATGTTAAAATGTGTAAAAAAATGTAAACATGTTTCGCGTAGCGGGTTTGTCTAAACCTTTTCAAAGGTTTATTTTATATGTTAAATTTATAAAAATCAGATTCTATTGTTCTTGTAGCATAAGATACTGCTGGATCTTGTGGAGGCGGTAAAGGAATAGTAATAGGAATGTATCGTAGACGGTCTGGCTTTAAAACAAAAGCAGTTCTATTTTGATTAAAAAATAAATCATTTTCTTCAACATTGATATCAGCTAATTGATACCTCATTGCTAATAGTTGGCATCCAGCCTCTCTTAATACAACAGAACTAGGATTTTGTGGATTAGAACCTTTATCAGGCATGCCAATTGTCATTGATAATTTATTAAATTCTATTAACTCATTCAAGTCTGGAGTATATTTAATATCATAATACTGAAGTGCTCTCATAAATACAGAATTACTTGTCATATTAACATATTCATAAAATTCAGGGGATTCTAAAAACGAATTATTAATTTTATCAACAATAATTATAACCTTTCCCATTAATAATGGCAAATCAACATTCCCCAAATTTTCTCCGTGATTTTCAAAACTATATGTTTTACTTAATAAAATGGAATTATACGACTCTAAAATTTTAGCAAAGTTTTTATACATTGCCTGATTAGTGCTTTTAATGCGTAAATGTATAATAATAGGGTCTCTTGGATTTGGAGCAGTAGAACCAGAAAAAGCATAATCTCGTATAATTGGCATAATATCGGAAAAATTTATATAATTAAATGTCTCTTTAATGTAGTAACTGTCTGATGTCGATGTTGCCACAACTGGTTGGTCATCTATAGAAAATATTTCAAAATCTAATCCTCGAGTGCCTTGTTTTAACAAGGCTTTTAATACACATGTATCTACAAAATCATTTTTATATTCTCCTCCACTACAACAATTATATGCTGATTTAATATAGTAATCTTTTAATGTGTATTTAAAATTTTGTAATATTGGTTTAATAGATGTTATATTTCCATTTAATGTTCCATACTCTAAATTCATTGAAATGCATTCATTGTTTTTTAAATTATTATAATAAATAATATAATAAATAACAATACCACAAATTATTAATGATAAAATTGTGAGAATTAAGACAACCGTTGAGTCCTTTATATTAGCAATTGCTGTTTTTACATTTTGTATAGGCTCAGACATATTATAATATATACATAAAAATAATATAATATAATTAATTAGTCTTTATAAAGAATTAAAAATTATTTTTATATATATATAAAATGCCAGGTGGTCTAATGAATCTTGTAACCGCAGGACAACAAAACATTGTCCTTAATGGTAACCCCTCGAAAACATTTTTTAAATCAACATATAGACAATATACAAACTTTGGACTACAAAAATTTCGTGTTGATTTTGAAGGTTCTAAAACATTGCGTTTATCAGAAGAATCCGCATTTACATTTAAAATACCTCGATATGCTGACTTATTAATGGATTGTTATTTATCGGTTGCTCTACCAAATATTTGGAGTCCTATATTACCTCCACAACAGGTAACCGACCAAACAACATCACAGGGTTTAGGTAATGTTGAACAATGGGCACCATATGAATTTAAATGGATTGAAAATATTGGAGCAAAAATGATATCCAAAATTAGCATAACGTGTGGTAATTATACATTACAAGAATATTCGGGTGATTATTTATTAGCCGCAGTTCAACGTGATTTTACAGCAGAAAAAAAAGACTTATTTAATCGAATGACTGGACAAGTTCCAGAACTTGTAGATCCTGGAAATTCAGAATCTCGTGTAAATTCCTATCCAAATGCGTATTTTGATAATACAATTGCTGGACCAGAACCATCTATACGTGGAAGAATATTATACATTCCATTAAATAATTGGTTCAGTTTAACATCTCAAATGGCTTTTCCGTTAACATCTTTACAATATAACGAATTGCACATTAATGTAACATTTCGTCCAATTAACCAATTATTTGTTATACGTGATGTATTTGATGCAACTAATAATTATCCATACATTTCTCCCAATTTTAATTTATGGTATATGCAATTTTATCGGTTTTTACATCCGCCACCAGATATATCTATTGGATATGATTCGTATGCCGACCAAAGAAGCATATGGAACACAGACATACATTTAAATTGCACCTATTGTTTTTTATCTAACGAAGAAGAAAGATTGTTTGCTTTACAAGAACAAAAATACATTATTAAACAAGTTCATGAAAAAATATTTCCAAATGTAACAGGGCCAAATAAGGTAGAGTTGGATTCACTTGGTATGATTGCCAACTGGCTATTTTATTTTCAAAGAAGTGATGCCAATTTAAGAAATGAATGGTCTAATTATACAAATTGGCCATATAATTATTTACCATTAAATGTAATTCAAGCACCTACTGCTGGTTCATATACAGTATATCGCACAGATTCTTCTGGTTCTTTTATACCTGTAAATATCGGTCCTGGAGTAAATCCAGATGGCAATTTAACAGGACTATTAATAAATCAAACATATAATCCTCAAAATACTAAATTAATTCTAGTTGCTATGGGCATTTTATTAGATGGTTCTTATAGAGAAAACATACAAGTTGCTGGTGTATTTGATTATATTGAAAAATATACAAGAACGTCTGGAAATGCCCCTTCGGGACTATATTGTTATAACTTTTCTATTAATTCAAACAACTCAGACATACAGCCATCTGGTGCAATAAATATGAGCCGATTTACTCAAATTGAATTAGAGTTTACAACTATTATACCTCCTTTAGACCCATTGGCCCAAAGTTTAACAATTTGCGACCCTGAATCTGGAAGCATAATAGGCATCAATAAACCAACGTGGCGTATATATGATTATAATTTTGATATGCATTTATTCGAAGAAAGAATTAATGTTATACATTTTATTGGTGGAAATGTTGGAATGGTTTATGCTACTTAATATGTGTCTGCGTTTGAAGGGGTTGGTCCTGTATTATAAAATAAACCAGTTGTTGTAACTGTTGTTGGATATGTTGGCAATTCTATCATTTGTTCTTCACTTGGGCCATGGTTATACATTCTTTTATTGTTATATAATTTTAGTCCTGCGTTAAAACTTTGGGTCCATATATCAAGACCTTCATATGGTCGTTTTACAGAAACTTGTTTAAAAACTGGTTCAAATGTTGAGCCAAAACCATTGGTTAAAGAACTATAATGTAAACCTTGGTTTGAACTTAATTTACCACTATCTTCATATGGCTCCACATCTGGGGCTGGTTGTTTATTTGGGTTTGGAGGTGTGCAACCATCACAGTCTATATCAGCCGTACATTGGTCGCGGGTTATTGCGCATTGTGATTTAGGCCCACAAAAATTGTCACAACTATATATATTATTTATTGGCATATCTACTGTATGACTGTAGTCTTGTGTGTTAAATCCTTCTTTAGAATAATTTATTGATATAATCCATATAACAAATAATAACAACCACATTATTGATATATATTGATTTTTCATATAATATACATCAATATTATTAATAATTTTATTAATAATTTTATTAATAAAATTTAATATACATTTACTATAACAAATGTCTACACCAGAAGATACGAGCGCGATTGATGAAAAAAAAGAACCTGACACTAGCCCAACAAACTCAAATTTTAAAGGATTTTTAACTAATTATTTGAGCAGCATTATATTTACTATAGGAATATCTGTGTTTGTAATTGGCACTTTGGGATTATATACAACAAAAGTAGCCCAATCCAATATTTTACCAGACAATATTGGATTGGCTCCTTACACTGATATTAAAAGAGACGTTCAAGAAATGGCAATTGATATAAACATTATTAAAGACCTTTCTTGGAATTTAAAAGTTAATAATGTAGTCTCTCAAAAGGTATATTTTAACGAAAAACAATTTTTAGAAAATTTTAATCATACATTAACTGGTAAGGTATTAGATTCTTTTAAAAGTATATCAAGTCCATCTAGCGGAATTATTGGCAATGCTGGATTATACATTTCTAGCATATACGAATCAATGATGTCAGCAAATTTTGGATTTATTAATTCCATATTTTTGTATTTAAGTTACCTACCAGAATCGGCTATAATGTTAGTATATGGGTTTTTTGGGATGTTTATTTGGGTTGGTCTATATATATTTAATTTTTTTACTAGCATTATGTATCATATTTTATATATATTACATTTTTTTAGAACTAGTTTACCTGATGACGCTACTAAATGGGAGGCTTCTGCTGATGTATCATTGTTTGGTTTTAAAAGTATATTAAAATGGATATTATTTATTTATTTTTGGTGGTGGATTGCCGTGATTTCTATGTTTGTTACACCAGTAATAACAACATTTTTAACGCTTATTGCTCCTTTACAAACTAAATATGGAGTAGACAAGGATAAAAAAAACACTTTAGGCATTGGCAGTTTTATACGTAATACAATTGTATATAAAAAATCGTTTATTTTAATTCTAGCAACTATAAGTTTATTGTATAATGCGACTACCCAATTAGGAGCACAGTCATTAATTGGTGTTATTACTGCTATTATAATTTTATATTTTGTAGGCTTTTATTCTCAACAAATGCCTGATATAAATGATACAACACATTTTTCCAAAAATTTAAGCAATCCAAAATGCGTTCAGGCAATAAATAACCTATCAGGTGGTTCAAAAAAACATAAAATAAAATCTTAAAAACAATTTAAATGTAAAATGTTATATTCAAATTAAGGATGAAAAATATTAAAAATTCTACTATTCATAAAACCAAATCCCAAAGACAAACATCTCACATTTTTCCATTTGTAAGTGTATGTACTCCAACGTTTAACAGGAGACCTTTTATACAATTTATGATTCAATGTTTTGAACACCAAACATACCCAAAGGATAAGATTGAATGGATTATTATTGACGATGGAACCGACCCAATCAAAGACTTGGTTTCACACATACCCCAAGTAAAATATTTTTATTATAATAAAAAAATGTTGTTAGGTAAAAAACGTAATCTGATGCATACAAAATGTTCTGGAGATATTATAATTTATATGGATGATGACGATTATTATCCTCCTGATCGCATTTATCACGCAGTAGAAACATTAC